CATCCAGAATAGATTGTAGTTTTGCTGAATCAAATACAGGATCAGGTTGTTGTGGTGCAGGTTTATTTGTAAGTGTTTCAATTGTAGCACTATCTGTAGTTTGATCAGATTGTTGTGGTGCAGGTTTATTTGTAAGTGTTTCAATTGTAGCACTCTCTGTAGTTTTAAGAGCAGCTGCCACATTTCTCATTGCATTTTCATCTGTAGAAGCAGGAATAATCATTTTTTTTGCGGTATTTTGGTCTTTAATCATACGTGAGAGCAGCTGCTGCGTCTGCTCTGGTGACATTAGAGTTTCAGCTTTTTTTTGACCATAACGTGTAACGCTTGAATCTGTTTTTTGAATTTCATCTTGGATTTGTTCTGATAAAGAATCATTAATTCGATCATTGATTGACTTGGTTTCAGTTTCAACAACTTTTTTAATCATATCGCCAGCATCATTTCGAAACGTTTGAGAAATGTCATATGATCCAACAAATCCTCTACCATATCGATTTGCAAATTCGTTTCTCAAATCTTGCCCTCTCTGAGCAAATTTGTTAAGGAATACATTTTCTGTTTTTGGTGTCATCTACTTTTTCTCTGTAACTGTTTTTCTCTCATACGATCATTCTCTTCTTTCACATGTTGGGCAATCAAAGAAACATACATTGTTCTTTCCCACGGAAGCATACTCTCAAGCTCCGAAAGGCTATAATTATGATACTGCATCAATGCAAAATTCGTCATATAGTATGTTTTCAAATTTTCATCACGAAGGCTTATACGAAAAAATCGAGGAGACCCTCCAGTCTGATTGTGTGATTCTTTCCACACTTATTACAGACTAATTCAGCGCTGTGCTTTAATGTTGGCATATCTAAAAAGAATTTTTTTATCTTCTTAAACTGCTCAGTTGTAAGATTATTGATAAATTCATCAAATTCACCCTCTTGCATTTCATCGAGTTTATAGACTTGACTTTCATCAAAAATATATTCAGTACATTCTTTAAGAATCTCAATTGGTGCATCAGGACTTTTAAACTTCTCTGTAAGTCTCTTAGATATACTTATTGTGGGGAATTTCAAACATATCCCTACATTGCTCGAAAGTTGGATCGTATTTTCAATCTTTATTTTATTAAGTACAATTTTTAATAAATCTACCTCTAAACTCATTGTCCCTTTACACTTTTTATTTTCTTCAAGAATATTTTCACAAATATATTCAAGTTGAATAACCTCACCAATTGATCGTGCACGAAGATTTAAAAAGATATATTCGATTTCAAATAATGGTAATCGTTCTACATCAATCTCATCTAATACACAATTATTGATAATTTGTTTAATTGCATCAAGACTTGTTTGATAGTCTAACGATTCAAGTGCCATTAAAAGAATTTTTTCCTCTTTGACAACAAAGGGTCTAAAGGTAATTTCTTTGTTTAACGAATCAAGTCTCAGTTTATAAGTCGGTAAATCAATTTTTGGTAATGCCATAATTTACTCCATAAAGTATTATCTTTGTAGCGTCCCTGTAACAGTAACACCAGTTAATGTCCCATTATCGCGAGTACCTGTTACAACTACGCTATCAATTATATCAACTCCTGTTCTTGTGCCTGTAACAGTTACACCTAATAATTCATCTAAAATTTTATCATTAGAAACTTCGCCTTTTGAGAGATTGCGCCAGTAACGATACGAGAAATCAACATCCATACGAGCAACTTCTTGTTCAGCCCAGTTTCCTTTAATTAATCCAACTGATATTGGATAAACTTCAAACATTTCAACACCATAAACTACACTATTTCCATCTTCAGATATTTGAAATACTGTCATTTTTCCAATATAATCATCACGATAGCGAATGTCAAATCCTCTTTCTTTAGGGACTATAAAATTCATCCATGCATCAAAGAAAAGTCTTTGTGACATCCTATCGTCAACTAAAAATGATACTGTTGAGCCAGGTCGATAATCTGTTCTGGTAGGATAAGTTGTTGGTGGACCATTTAAATTTACTTCATTTGTCAAAATTTGAAGTCCTGGAATCGTTACTGATTCAGCATAGTAACTGAACGATTCCGCGTCAAAACTTTTTGCAATCGTAGCTGGTGGATTGATTCGAACTGCAATTCGATTAAGGCGCGCAAATCCGTCTCGCTCTACAAGAGCCATGAAATTTGGTATACTCAATGTTTTGATAGAATTAAACATTAACCATAACTCCTCATGTTTTCTACTGGAAGAAAAATTGCAGTTTCCCAGTAATTGGGTTCAATATAAATTATTGACGATAGCATTTGATCATACAAATAACGGCGCATACATTCTTTTATTGGAGAGAATCGACTCATAGTTGATAACAAATCATATGAAAGCACGAATCGTGTACTATCGTCATATTTATCATTGTTTAGAAACATTGAAAGACCATCTAAGATGGTTAAACGAGTGTTACTATTTAAGAAATGAAAATTTATACCAGTAAACCCATCACCAGTAACCGTAGTTGGAATTACAAGAGGATACTCATCCCATTGTGATAATCTTTCTTTTGTAAGTGGATCATATCGAAAAAAGAACATTCTACCGATAGCAGCGAATGGAGTAATTCTTGATGCATCGTTAAGGATATTCGATCGGTTTGTTAGAATTCGTGTTTGAGCAATTTTATTCTGAATAAATGCTTTGGCTTCTTCAGTTCGAGGCTTAATACCCTTCTTCGAAAGTTCTCGGTCTAGTTTTTCAAATAATGATGCCATTAGATTCCTAATTGTTCCTCAGTAATTATACTAAATTTCCACTTTCGATCTTTGCAGTATTCTTCAGCGGCTTTCCATTTAGCCTCATTTACACCCCATATCGCAACCTCTGTAATGTATTGTTTTGTAATTTTATTCTTCATCTTAGGTGGGATCGCTTGACTTTTAGGCTTAACCTCTAAAATTAGACTCTCCTCTATACCTTTTTTGTTTTTTACACGAACAAAAAAATCTGGAAAATATCGATGCCATCGATTATCAACAGGAGATAAATACGGTATAACAATTTCTTCATTAGACCACTGGATTACATTTGAATTCTCATCTAAATGCACCATAACTCGTCGCTCCCATAACGACCGATACCAGATATTCGTATAGTCACCTAAATATTTACTGGTATTTTTAGGGCTATATTTTCCGCTGTATGCCATTAATTATTTATAGGAATTTTAGATGACAGTTTCAACATCTCAACCCTCAGCATTAAATCCAATTAAAACTGAATCAGAGATTCAAGGTGTAACTGTTTTAGGAACAAGAACTGGGTTTGAACAAGTTACTGTTACAGGAACTAATGCTCCTCGTGATGCACAAAACCTTGAAGGTATTATCGTAACAGGCACAAAACGCAAAAAAACTGATCCAAGAAACTTGTATTATCCGAATGCAATAGCGGATCCGACCAGTGAGTTTAAAAATGCAGTTCAGTTTATTGCCTATGAACAAAATAACGCTTTTGAGAATATTTCAGACGGTGTTCCTTTAATTAAACAGGTCCCTGAGACTTTTAGAGCAAACCCATCTGCTCCATTTACTACAGGTGGCGCTACAGCTGCTTTTTTAATTTTAAATGATTCAGTGAGAACATTATCAGGTCCGTTCGGTTCAGCAGCTAGTATTGTTGCTGATTTAGCTGGAATAAGTGCGGGTGGATTAGCGTTTTTTTCATCTGGTGAAACCAGCAATTATGGAAGACGAACAAAAAGAATTAGTCAGACAATAACTCTTTATATGCCTGATACTTTAGTAAATCAGGAACGCCATGATTATCAACCAGTATCTTTAACACAGGCGAGTGGAAAAGCAGGTCTCTACTCTCAACTTTTAAATGGATCCAACATTGGAAAAATTGAGGTTGCTGCTGAACTTGCGGGTAGATCACAAATTCTTGGAACTCGTGCAACAGAAGCCATTTTAGCAGGATTTGGATACGCACTTAATCCAATGCTTGAAATGATTTATGGTGGTACTCAGCCGAGAGAGTTTCAGTTTCAGTTTAGATTTTCTCCAAGAAATAAAAAAGAAGCAGATGACGTATTACGAATTATTCGAACATTTCGCTTTCACGCTGCAACAGAAGCCGCATCCGCGGATATAGACAGGGGTTCTGGAACAGGATTACGTTATGTTATTCCACCAAATCATTTTGAAATACAATTCCTTCGAAGAGTAAATGGCAAATTTCAAGAGAATTTAGCACTTCCACGAATTTCAACTTGTATGCTAGCAGGTATTAATACAAACTATGCAGCGCAGCTCGATACATTTTCTACAACTCCTGATGGCATTCCAACGTCCATCAGTTTAGATTTATCATTTGTAGAAAGTGTTGTTCTTACTAAAACTGATATCAATAATGGTTACTAATGGCATATTTCAATAAATTTCCTAGAATTCTTTACTCTATAAACAAAGAACAGACGAATCCTAAACTTGTTCCTGACATGCTCGCTCGAGTCAAGTTTATTGATTCGATTATCTCAAATCAAAATTTATTTTTTAAGTATGAGATCAAGGGCGGAGAAACTCCAGAGCAGATTGCACATAGAGTTTATGGTGATCCAGAAAAGAATTGGATTATTCTTTTAGTAAATCAATTGATCGATCCGCAGTTTGATTGGGCACTCGGACCATATGAATTTGAGAAATACATTAAACAAAAATATGCTTCTATAAATGTAAGCCTTAATACAACTGAGTCATATCCATCAAACTATACTGTCGGTGAAGTGGT